AGTTCTTTTGCACCTGCATTAGAAGAACCATTGCCTAGCATAGATACTGCATCTGCAGGAAGAACGTACTCATCCCTGCTTAACAAAGCCATATCAGGATTCTTTCCTTCTACCTCAAAGAGAATTTGATCAGACTGACCATCACCTTTACCTATAACTTGTCCTTCAAAGTACTGGTTTATCGGACCACCCCCTGCACGATTAGCCATACGAGATCGTGGAGTAGATTCTAATCTTGCTCGAATATCTTGAATCCCCTCACCTCGTAAACTATATTCTCCCATGTCTCTTTCTTCTTGGACAGGCGCAGTAGCTTGGACAGGTATTTTAATTTCTTGACCTATAAAAATTGTATCATCCAATCCNATATTTTCATTCATAGTTTTAATTTCTTCAACAGACACACTATACTTTTGACCTAAGTCCCATAGAGTATCTCCTTTTTCTACAGTGTGTAGTCTAACTCCTTGTGATGTAGGTATAGATGGTATTACTGTAGGTTCAGATGTTTCCTGTTCCTTACCATATTTTTTTATTGCATTCGCAACACTTTCTATTCTGTTTTTTATACCTTTCGGGGTGTCCTTTTTAAGATATTCGTTATGTTTTAAAAACTCTTTAGCTGCCTCTTCATATTCCCCTTTATTAAATTTTTCGCGTGTTTTTTTGCTTTGGGACCAATCACCTCGAAATGTAGATTGAAGAAGTTCTTTTTGTAAATAAGAGGGTAAATCATCATATGATGGAGTAAGTTTTTTTACCTGACTCTCAAAATCTTCCACAACTTGGTCAAACATCTTTTTTCTGTGTTCTCCTGTTTGACCAACTCCAGATGTCATTATATTTTTTGTATCAAGATAAGTATTAAGACTATACCCCTCTTCTTCTGCTACACGTTTCTCTATATCGGTTAGCTCTCTTCCTAAAATCTTTTCTATAGCTGTAATAGCTTTATTACCTGTTAATGCTTTTGTACTACCAAAACCTTGAAAAGGATTAATCCCTCCAAAGGTAGTACCAAGATGATCAGGAGCATTTGCTGGTAAACCACCAGTGTTTAAACCAATAAGACCACCTTCTGCAATTTCAGCCGCGTCTGCCGCTGCTTCTGCGTCTGATGCCGCTGCTGCTTCTGCTGCACCTGCTTCTGCTTCAGTATCTGCCATACCCATTGCTGCTGCTACTCCCGGTCCCGCTATATCATCTCCAGACATTCCAGCAGTATCAGGATCACCATCGTCACTAAATACATTTACTGGTTTAGGAATAGGAGCAATAGGAGCAACTGGTTCTTCAGGAGTTTCTATAATTTCTTTGCTAGAATCTTCTACTATTCTTCCTAAAGCATCTCTTAATATTTCTTCGTGTTGTGTCTGGAAAATATCTACAGGAGTATTTTTCTTGTCCTATAGAAGCTCTTCTTCTTAGTGCGTCATAGTTAAAAGGAGGAAGAGAAGGAACCTGTTGTCTTAGAGTAGGATTTAACATCTGAGCAATATTAGATTTAGGTTGACCACCTACAGCCAGTTGCATAAGACCTGTATTAGGTTGCTGTTGCGGCTGAGACATAGCCTCTCCTACTTTGAACATCTCATCAAAAACATTCTGATCTTGTGGATTATCACTGAACATGAAGTTAGTTACGTTACTTCTTTGTTGTGCAGGTTGTTGATTTGCTAAACTAACTAAACCACCTTCATTCGCTCTTGCAATAGGATCAAATGCACCGGGTCCAAAGAAACTATAGTTACCTCCTTGAGTAGCCTGACGACGTAATTCTTCTTCAGTACGAGGAGCGCCTTCCCTACGTTCACGATTAAAAGTATACTGTGTAAGTGGTGTTATAGGTGGACTAGGAGCAACTTCTCCTCCTCCTTCATCCCCAGCAAGACCCGCAGCAGCTAAACCGGCTCCCCCTAAAAGAAGTTTATTTTTATTTGCACCAAGCCAAGATTGTAGACTTGACGGTTGAGAAATGACAGGCGCAGGAGGCGAACCAAATATTTTCATTCCTCCAAAAGTAGAATCTACCATCGGTGGCGCAACCGCTGGCACACCCGTAGTTGTCCCTGTCGCTACTGGTGTACTCGCTGCATTTGCTGTACTCCCTGTATTAGCTGCAACACTCCCTGCAGCTTGCCCTGCCTCTCCACCTCCTCCAAAGGCACCACCAAATATACCAGATGTTGCTCCTGCCATAAGACCACCTAGTGCAGCTTGTCCAAAAGGTTGACCAGCTAATAATCCACCACCAAAACTACCTAATGCAGAACCAATCATCATACCACTAGTACCTGAAAGAAGACTGCCCATCGCACCTGATCCAAGAGCAGAACCAATACCGGGCATAATCATAGAACCAGCAATACCACCTATAATAGGTAATGCAGCTTTAAGACTGAAAGCTTCAGGTAAACCAGTATCAGGATTAACAGTTAACTCACCTAAAGAAGCCAAGCCTCTAATCTCTGGCTTAGACATATGAACAAGTTCAGTATCCCCAAACCTACCATTCATAGCCATAAGATTAGCTAGACCACTATAAGGAGCNTCTCTATTTACCATATACGCCATTACTAGATTACCTTCGCTTGTTTAGGGTTCATATAGTTAGACTGCGATTTAGTCATATCTGCATGTAAAGTATTAGGATTATTATACACCGAATCTTTAGGATATGCCATACCCTGTTCGACAGTAGATTCCACATAACCTTTATTCATATTCTGAATATAAGTACTATTATATAATATATCTAATATCTTCTGTGATTGTGTCATAGTCATCAGTTAAAGTTTACCCATCCTGTTCCACTTACATATCCTTTAAACTTTCCTTCTCCAAGAGAGAAAGCTATATCTCCACTAGCAGGTCTACCTATAGAAGTCACAGTAACAACAGAGTAAACCTTAGTAGATGGTGTGCTATCAACTTGAGTATCCCTTAATTCCAGTAAAGTTTTAAGTTGTCCTGCCCAAGAAGACAAGTCTTTATAGAGTTTCTTTATCTCTTCTTCTTGGTAGAGTAAAGAATAAGAAGGGAGTTCAGGATAAATCATTATCGTTTACCGTCTGGCTGTAGAGCTATCCTCATATTGCCCCATCTCCACTCCGCACCTACATCAGAAGTAGAAACTCTTACGTTAGCCTGTCTTCCTCTTGCTCTCAAATCTACTTTATTGGTAGCTAGATTTAAAGTATACGGTCCTTTTTCTGTAGCTGTATCAGCAGGATAATCCTTCAAGTTAATAGAGAAGTTTAGATTTGTTCCTGAACCAAATGTAAAATCAGGAATAACCCTGCTTAAAAACATTATGTCTCCACCATCCTGTAAATCAAAATCAGCAGATTCCAAGAACGATGTTAGTGCCTTACCATCTCCAGTAAATATATCATCAGGTTCGTTGTTCCAGATACGGGTTCCATCTGAAGCACTTACTCTTCCTGTTGTAATTGTGTTATCAAAGATACTATCATCTGCATAGGTAGTGAAGAAGTTTGTTCCGTACACCCAAGTATTTTCTATGTAGTTAAAGATAACATATGCATCTGGCTCAGAAGAACTCTCTGTAGGATACAACCAAATAATTTCGTGGAACTCTGAATTAGTAGCACAGAAAACCTTTGCTTTCTGCGTCATATTAAAATCATCATACAAATGTCTTCTTATTGTACAGTCAAGCTTTCTTACAGAACCATCNAATACATAGAAGTTATCATCACTCATCCAGAATGCTGCTGAATCTACTGCTATAGCACCGTGTTGTCCTATCAAACCACAGTTAGAACCTAATTGTTGAATACTAAATGTAAAAGGAGGACCAACAAATTGCAAACCATATAAAGCATTATCTGTCCATATAAGGATAGAGTTTCTTGTTCTGATGCCAGCTACAATTTCTGTACCATCTACAACGACCAGTTCTCCTGATGTTGTACTGATTGAAGGTGTCCAGTTATTATAGTCTTGTTGGTCTGCCCATCTAATAAGCATAGGATTAAAATCATTAGAAGAAAATTCGTTTGTACCTAAAGCAACAACGTGTCTATCATTAGGAGATACTACAATACTATTAATATTATTAGGACTATTAGGAACAATCGTAGCTCTTTGAGGTGTTACACTAGCATCTGCATCCCAATGACAAAGTTGATTACCTCTTTTAACTCCTAGTAAGTCTTCTCCAAATGTATCTAAAGACCACTGAGTAGCAGCAAAAACAATATCAGATGTACCTGCAGCTTCGTTCCAAGCTCTTGCTGATGTTATAGATGTACTTGACGCAAGGTATGTGGCTGCACCGTAGCCAGTTCCTTGAATACTATCATTTGATCCAGTAGCCAAAAGAAAGTGTGCAGTACCTTGTCCCGGTCCTGATTGAGTAGCGTTAGATGCGTACTCAACCGATACAGCAAAGCTATTCACACCTACAACACTGACAACTTCTAGGACAGGACCACCAAAAGCAGAGGCAGCAAAGTTTGTTCCTTGACTAAAGCCATTAATAGAAGTAGAAGTAAATTCTATGAAGTCTCCTATACTGGTGTTGTTATTCGTAAGACTTACATAAACTAAATTCTGACCAGAGATAGTACTGAAGTTACCTGTAGTCCCATCATTACCAATAGTAACAGTACTAACAATAGGTGTTACATCATAAGGAAAAGAACCATCTACTATATAAAGTTTCTTCTCTGTTCCTACAGAAAGAAGTTTCTCTGAATTATTTTTTGACCACGTTATTAAATCTCTGCCAATGCCAGCAATTGTTCTGTCATCATCTATTGTAAATTTATTGTAGCCTCTTAAAATTCTCTGGTTTNCCTTCTCGAAAGCGCACACGATCACCATCAAACCAACGACCTTCTTCAGAGTACTGGGTTGATTCTCTGTGAAATCCCGGTTTAAGATTTAACTTAGCTAGTCTGGAAATAGTAGACGCCATTTACTATCCTTATAAATTAAAATTATTTAAAATCAGCAAGAAATACAGCATCTACTTTATCTGCTGCTCTAACATTGTAAACAAGTAAATCTACAGCATTAGCATCTGTAGTTAATGTAGGTGCAGTTCCACCACTAAATTTCCAGTAACTTCCGTAGGCTAATGTTCGTGATCCTGTACCGTCTTGTATTACATATATCTGTCCTGTTTGACCTATAGTAGGATTACTAGGATTACTTAAAGTTCTATTAGCTCCTAATGTAACAACAAAATTATTACCATCATTTAAATCTACAGCAATATTAGTTGCATCCGTTAAAGTTGAAGGAGGCATGATACCTCTTGTAACAGATGCATTAACTATAGCTGCAGAAGAAACACTTACATTTTCTATACGTCCAGCAGTGACTCTTAAATCTGTTACTGAAATACTAGTGTTAAATGTCGTAGCACTAGTGAAGCTAGCCAGACCAGTAAAAGTATTTGTGCCAGTAAAGGTGTTGGTTGTTCCTGCATATATATCACTTACACTTGTATATCCTTCTACTGGATGAACAGAAACACCATCACAGATAAACTGAGAAATTCTTCCTACCTTAACTAAGTTACCTGAACCTGTGGCAGTCTTTAATGTGACTGTTCTTGCTGTTGGATTTCTAGTTGTGCTGTCATTAATAACATAACCTTTATCCACATTAGGTACGACTACATTAAGATTAGAAGTTACTTCTCCTTGTAGTTCAATAAAGGGTGATCTAGACTGATCAGTAGTCCCATCATTAGCAGACAGAGTTACATTAGCAGAAGATACAGAAACAGTAACGTATGCAGCTACAGCTTCATCCAGCAAATCAATAACATTCTGATTGAGCCGTAATCCCCAAGTATTAGGATTCTCTCCATCTCCCTGCTTCTCTAGTCTAATTCTAGAAGTATAAGTACTCGCCATTTTTTATTCCTTACTAAATTGTTAAAGGTCTACCTAATACTATTAAATAACCTACTATGTCTTTACTATCCCCTATCGGAGAAACACCAACCATTGTTGTATGTCTACCATTATAATCTTTATAGTCTCCTACAATAACAGCTATCTCCAATTGTAAAGGAGGATTGAAAGCTAGACAACTTTGTTTTAAAACTTTTAATTGTACTAGCTGGTTCATTTCTAACATTGAACGAGTATCAGCTAATCCTATTTCTAATATATCCTCTTCAGTCTTACAAACTATAATACTTCGGATAGTATCACCTACTTGCCAAACTATAGACTTTCCTTCTCTATCTGCATTAGCTTCCACAGAAAAGAAAAGAATTGAAGCTACAAAAGTAGCCAAGAAAATTAATTTTTTTATCATATATTCCCTGCCTTCGCATACATATNTTTAACTTTATCCCNTAACTCTTTTATTGCNACTGGATCGACCCACTGTTCTTCGTCATAACCTAATAACTTAAAATATGTATTTGTTCGTTGGTTTAGTTGAAAAGTTTTTGGATCAGCTAAGTGTCTAAACTTTCCTGCACATAATTTTTCTAGTATAACATCATCAAGTTCTTGACCTGTCTCTGGTCTAACCTCATTTAGAAGTAAGTCTGTGCAAAAATAACATATTTCTTTATCACCTTTACAAGTACAATCAGTAATAATATTTCTTAGTTCTTGTGGTAACTTTTCTCGTTGACTCCATTTAGCAGACATTTCTTTTATTACTTGATCTCTATTTTCTAAAGTAACTGGTTCTATTAAAGACCAAGAAGGATGAATATAATCATAACCTGATCCTTTTGAAATAGAAACAGCTTTGTTCAGAGCACCATTTGAGTCTTCTCCTGACTTACCACTACTTAAAAAATCAACTTTATATTCTTTAGCGGTATCTATAAAAACCTTTCTCATATTTTTATAAGAACCTGTTTCCATATTTAAAGTAAAATTTTTTCTTACTGGCTCATAGGCATCAGGATATACTTGTTCACATTTTTTTTCTATAGTTTTAAAATCTCGTATATTATCTTTAAACCATTTAACTCCTCTGTAAAAATGTTCTCTTT